GTTTCTAGTAATAAAAGATAAGCTACTTGTTAAGCTAATGTACTTAAATAATACTAAGTTTTCCTAAACTAAAAGCAGTCTCAAAGGTTTAATAACTGCTTTTCTAAAATAAGTAACCACTGACTTGGTCACTAAAATGTTGTTGTGTTGTGTGTTGTTGAAACACGCATGTCTAAAAGTCACTGTCTGACTCCTCAGACTCCTCCAGATTGAATTTCACCAGGTCTTCGAGCAAGTTTGCTTCGTCGATCCTGAGGTCTTTGTCACTGTAGAGCCAAGGAACAGCCCAGTTTCCATATTCATACATGTAATCAACCTTCCATTCAAGGTCATGATCAATCTTGAAAATTTCCAGAAGGTCATCTGTCCAGGTGTCGACGATGCGCCTAAAAGCATTGATGTTGGTCAATAAATCAACCAAAACCAACACTCCATAAGCAGCATCCTCAATCTGATACTGGTCAAAAGTCCTATCTAGCTTTTGTTTCAAGATTCTCAGTTCCATCACTTTGATTTCCTCTTCTGGGATGTCAAGGTATCTCAGTGCCTGTTTCTCAATGTTCTCTCTGGTTGGTTTGTACTCAACATAGGCTTCCCTTGGAATTCCTGGGAGGGCTACACTAAACCGGTCATAATAACCAGCAAATGCCGCCATCAGGTTCTTTGGTTTTCCATAGTAGTACAAATCCTTTGACCTGAGAAACCACTGAGCCACAGTGTAAATGGGGTTCTGTAGTTTGAGGGTGGGTGCCACTTCAATAGCCAGCAAATTTCCAAATGGTCTCTCTTCCGCGTTTCTGAGGGCAAAGAGACCCTGGATGAGGTCTGGGTGATGTCCTGGATCCACTCTCTGTTCTTCGAAGAAGCAAGATCTCCACAAGGCGGGGAAGTCAAAAAAGACTGTTCCTCCCCAAATTGTGTGATCCAACCTCCCCTTGTGTTCTTGGTAGTGGGGGTCAACAAGAGAATCAATGAATGGTCTGGGATACCACTCAGCAACCTCTCGCCAACTGTAAAGTTGTTGTTTGTTTCCAAAATAAGCCTGTCTGTTAATGGTCCTAAACATTTCTCTGTCCCAAGCCTGTCTGGCAAAGGTCAAAGCATCTCTAAAGTTACTATCCTTACTAGCATTTGGTGTTTTCCATTCAATCAAACTTCTAATGGTGGTTGAGTCCATCTGAGGGAACCAACCTACTCCTCCTGTAATAAGAGGAATCTTAATGAATTTTCTTTTTAGGTAGCTGACTTGATCTAACTCTTCTATTTCTACTTCTAAAGTCTTGTTTCCATTGGTAAGTGTTAGGCCACAATCACGAAAGCCTTCCACCAACTTCTGGGAGAAATCTGGAATTTTGTCTGCTAATCTCGCTGAAATGAGGTTGTCATCTC